TGCTCCAATATATGGCTTTGATGTGATCGCAGGTCCAAAGAAAGTAACAGGTGCGTTCCATGACTTTAGTCCAGTTGATCCAAACCATTTTATGATGACAGAATTTCATAAAAGAGCTGCTGAGTTTATTCCATCTAAGAAAAGAGAACTACCTGAATGGGCTAGAAACATCTTTAGTGGCTCTATGATATCAGCTGGTAATGTAAGAGATGGAAATGAATTACAAGAACTTCTAGATCTATGTCTTTCTAATCTTCAGTATCATTTAAAGAATATTGGTGGATCTACTGATAAAGATTATACTAAGGAACATAACTGGTATGCAATAAATCAAAAAAAGAATCCTCATACTCCAAGAGTTATGGAGAACATGGGAGTAGAACCAGATGAAGTTAGAAGATATATTGATACTTGTCTATTCCCAGAAGTTACTTGAGAGCACTTGCAAACTCTAATAATGAATCATAAACCTTGGTTTTTTTCTTTAGATCTTTATTCGAAAAGGTATTAAGTTTTTCTAATGTTTCCGGGTTTTTTATAAGTATTGGTCTTGCTCCTACTTTGTCTGCAGCTTTTAAATCATTTATTGTTCTACCAACATACCAACCTTTTTTCCAATCTGCTCCTACAACTTCATTGGCAGCCCGTTTAAACATTCCTGTAGATGGTTTTACAAAATGATCAGACTTGTCAGCACTAATAGAATAATAAGCACTATCAATCGTTAAAATACCATGATTACCAAAAATATTCATAAGTGAAGCCATCTCTGCATCAACTTGAGATTGTTGTCTTCCTCTTTCATCACTTATGAGAACTAACTTATAAAGTTTCATTCTAATCATTTTTATTGCATTTAGAGCTCCATCTATCATTTCTAAACCACCTGATGTTATTATACCATTTTTTTCTATACCAATAATTGGTTTGGAAAAATTAGTTGGCCATGGCTCAGCTTGTTGTGGAGGCATTATTGGTTGTTGTTGAGGTTGTGGTTTATTTCCACAACAACCTTCTTGTTGAATAACTTTTTGTGGATTAAAGTTAGGAACCGCATTATCTAACATATCAATCATTATAAATTCCTCAAATAAGCTAAGACACAAGTTTCTGCAGAACCTGCGTCTCCTGGATTAGGTGGGTAGTATACTTGATCCCACTTTTTATTTAGTTTATCTCTAACACCTCTATTGAAAGCACATCCACCAGATAAAACAAGATTAGTACTTGGAAGTTTAGACGATGCATAATCTGATATCTTCATAACAAGATCTTCAAAAACTTGTTGAGCTGCTGGTGCTATTTCTTCTGGTGTAAATGTTGGTCTCCACCAACCTATACCTCTATGCATGTTTGTAGTAAACATTGGTTTCCATTTATGAGGTATTATAAGATCATCCTCTATAGCTTTTTTAACAATAGGATCAACGTAACCTTTCCATTGATCTATCTTAGCTTCATCTTTTTGAGGAACAAGTCCACATCTTTTTGTCATGGAAGAGTAGAACAGACCTAAGCTATCAGGGTAACGAGTGCTATATTTCTTCTTCAGAGTATCGCCTTGTGCTTGCCATATAGTAGTTGTGTCCCACTCTCCAATACTATCTATAACAATTACAGTTGCATCTGTAAACCAACTATTGTAATAATGAGCAGCATGTGCTAAGTGATGACTAACATATTTGATAGGAGCAGATATACCTAATTTTTTTATATACTTTTTCACTCTATTTCTAGAAAAAGGTTTTGGTTGACCTGCATAAAGTTGTCTTGTAGCTTTTCTGAAAGGGTGTTCATACCATACAATAAGATCAGGACCTGCCATGTTAGTATGACAAGCCTTGGCTACAAGTTCATCACTATGTACTCTATCCTGACTAGTGTACATTTTTTGAAGTTTCATATCTTTGAATACAGCAATAGACGCGTCGTGACTATTACCAACCATACCCCAGATTATCATTTTTGACTATCGCCTTTTGCAACTCTGTAATTATCTTCTACAGAGTCAGGTGTCGATACTTCTACTATTGTACCTTGTTCTACACAAATGACTTGATGAGGGACACAAGGTTCAATTCTCATAGTATCCATTTGTTTCATTCTTCTTTTTGATATAGATGCATCTTTAGTATCAATTGTTAGTATATCAAATTCTCCATTCAACACTAACCACGATTCATCTTTTTCTTTATGAAAGTGCATGCTGAACATTGCACCTTTGTTAAAGTTTAAGAGTTTACCACAATATTTATCATTTGTAGCCCAAATGAATTCAGAGCCCCAACCTTTCTCAACAAAGCCACTTAACTGTGTCATTATTCATTCTCCTCAATGTTTCAGTAGTTGAAAATCCTTGTAGTGTAGGAATAATAACTACTTTAGCTAAATCATTACCAACAACATCTTCAACTTCATAATCACCACCTTTTGTAATATATGTTGGCTCAATCTTTTTAATAAGATTATAAGGTGTGTCTTCATTAAATATAATTACTTGATCAACGCAATACAACGATTCAAGTACATATTTCCTATCATCTTGATGATTAACAGGTCTTTCTGATCCTTTCAGTCTTTTTACACTTTCATCTGAGTTCAAACCAACTACTAACATATCTCCAAGTAGTTTTGATTTATTAAGATATTCTACATGACCTCTATGTAGAATATCAAAGCATCCATTTGTAAATATAATTTTCATATAAATACCAGTAAATTATCTAAAGGGTATGACATGGCAGCTCCAAATAGTAGACAAACATTGATAGATCATTGCCTTAGAAGATTAGGTGATCCGGTTATAGAAATCAACATTGACCCAGATCAAATGGAAGACCGGGTTGATGATGCATTACAATTATACCAAGAATTTCATTCAGATGCAACAATAAAAACATATTTAAAACATCAGGTAACTCAAACTGATATTGATAATAAGTATATAGATATTTCTTCGAATATTATTTTTATTGCTAGACTTTTTCCATTAACTAATACTTTCAACTCATCTAGAAACTTCTTTGATATCAAATATCAAATGATGTTAAATGATATTGCTGACCTTCAAAACTTCGCAGGAGATCTTGCTTACTACGAACAACTTCAACAATATTTATCTCTGTTGTCAATGAAGCTGAACGGAGTACCACAAGTTACTTTTGCACGTAGGCAAAATAGGTTATACATACACGGAGACTTTGAAGAAGGTGATATTAAGGTTGGAGACTTTTTAGTAGCAGAAGTTTATCAAATAGTAGATCCAAGTACACATACTTCAGTGTTTGATGATATGTTTATAAAAGAATATACAACAGCTTTGTTTAAGCAACAATGGGGTTCTAATTTATTAAAGTTTGAAGGTATGCAACTTCCTGGAGGTGTAGTACTAAATGGAAGACAAATATTTGAAGACGGGACTGCAGATATAGAAAGACTAAGAGAAAATTTAAGACTTGAGCAAGAATTACCACCAGATTTCTTTGTAGGATAATATGGCACGTAACATATACTTTTCTGATAAAGTACGATCAGAACAAAACCTCTATGAGAGTATAATCATAGAATCATTAAAATTGTATGGACAAGATGTCTATTACTTACCAAGAACTTTGGTAGCAGAAGATCGTATACTTGGAGAAGATGTTCCATCGACCTTTGACAATTCTTATAAGATAGAAATGTATATTGAAAATTCGGAGGGCTTCGATGGAGAAGGCGATCTATTCACTAAGTTTGGAGTTGAGATACGCGATGAAGCAACTTTTGTTGTGTCTCGCAGACGTTGGAATAGTACAGTTAGTGCAGTCAATAACCAAATTACAGGAGTACGACCAAGAGAAGGAGATCTAATATATTTACCTTTGTCCAACAGTCTCTTTGAAATAACTCATGTAGAACATGAACAACCTTTTTATCAGTTAGCTAATTTACCAACTTTTAAAATGAGATGTAACTTATTTGAGTACTCAGGTGAAGATCTTGATACTGGTATAGATACAATTGATGGTATTGAAAGATCAGATGCATACACATTTGAACTTGGATTATCTGGAGTTTCTGGTAATTTTACAATTGGAGAAACAGTTCAACAAACTTTGGCTTCAGGTGTAGTTATTCATGGTGAAGTTGTAAACTGGGTAGATTCAAGTGATACACTTTCACTAGTTCATGTAGGTAATAATGATAGTGATAGATCTTTCCACATACCAGTAACAGGTCTATCTGTTACCGGAGTAAGTTCTACAGCTACAGCTACAGTATCCTCAGTTAATGAATTGTTACTTGGTAGTGATAATGAACAGAATACAGATTTTGGAGGAGACTTCTTAGACTTCTCAGAAAGTAATCCATTTGGAGATCCTACATAATGTTTGGTACATATTTTTATCACGAAAGAATTCGAAAAGCAGTTGCTTCTTTTGGAGCTTTGTTTAATGACATATATGTCCTAAGAAAGAATAGTAGTGGACATACAATAAGTACAATGAAAGTTCCATTGTCTTATGGACCCAGAGCAAAGTTTTTAGATAGGATTAGAGAGCAAGCTGACTTAACAACTGATACCAAAGTTGCAATAAAACTTCCAAGAATGGCTTTTGAAATAACTAACATTTCTTATGATCCAGCTAGACAGCTTCCAAAAGTAAATAATTTCAACAAAGCTATAGAAGGAACTGTTCTCAATAGAAATAAAATTTTTGCTGGAGTGCCATATATTATTAGTTTTCAACTTAGTGTATTTGCTAAACAACAAGACGATGCTTTACAGGTTGTTGAACAAGTTATTCCATTTTTCAATCCACAGTATAACTTAACCATCAAACCGTTTAAATTATATAATGATATAAAGCAGGATGTACCAGTTACTCTTACTGGAGTAGTAATGGCTGATGATTATGAAGGTCCTTTAGAAGCTAGTAGAAGAACAATAATATACACACTTGATTTTGATATGCAAGTATATTTCCATGGTCCATTCTCTTCATCTGGTATTATTAGAAAAGTAGATGCAAGATTATTTGATGCTAATGTTGGGTTAGGATTGGGAACAGACTCAGATGTTCCATTAGAAAGAATAACTACTACACCTACTCCAATAGGAGTTGGTCCTGATAGTGATTTTGGATTTTCAACTACTATTGTTGGAATAGATAGTGCAGAAGGATAAATTATGAATGACTCAGATACAGCAAGTAATGATTTTGAATATGCAAGAAGAGTTAAGCACGATCTTCTCTTAAAAGGTTCTGAAGCATTAGACGATATGATGGAGGTTGCAAGATCTACTGAACATCCTCGTGCTTATGAAGTATTATCCAATATGATGAAAAATGTTGGAGATGTAAGTGACTCACTTTTAGATCTTCATAAGAAGAAAAAAGATCTTAAAAAGAAAGAAGAACAAGCTGCATTACCTGGAACTACTAATAATAATGTTTTTGTAGGATCAACTACTGATCTACAAAGAATGCTTCGAAATGATCCAATAGATGTTACACCCAAAGACTGATACTTACTTAGGTAACATAAATGTAAAACGTGATGGTGTAACTCATAACTTTACCCAAAATGAATTACAAGAATATGCTAAATGTATGAACGACCCTTCATACTTTGCAAGTAACTATTGTAAAATTATATCCTTAGATCAAGGTCTAGTACCTTTTGTATTGTATGATTACCAAGAAAAAATGTTTGATACATTTACAAAAAATAGATTTACAATAGTTCTAGCTTGTCGTCAATCAGGTAAGTCAGTAAGTTCTGTTGCCTATCTTCTTTGGTTTGCTATATTCAATCCTGAAAAGACTGTTGCTATACTTGCTAATAAAGGTGCTACAGCTGGAGAAATGTTGCAACGTATTACATTAATGTTAGAAAATTTACCATTCTTTCTTCAACCAGGATGTAGAGCTCTTAATAAAAGAAGCATTGACTTTTCTAATAATTCTCGTATAATATCAGCAGCTACTTCTGGTAGCTCTATTCGTGGATTATCTATTAACCTTTTATATCTTGATGAGTTTGCGTTTGTAGAAAGAGCTGGTGAATTTTATGCTTCAACATATCCTGTGATATCATCAGGTAAAGATACCAAAGTTATTATTACTTCTACCGCTAATGGTATTGGTAATGTTTATCATAAGATATGGGAAGGTGCTGTACAAGGAGTAAATGAATATACTCCATTTAGAGTTGATTGGTGGGATGTTCCAGGAAGAGATGAAGAATGGAAAAATCAAACAATCAAAAATACTTCTCAGTTACAATTTGATCAAGAGTTTGGGAATACATTTTTTGGTACTGGCGACACATTAATAAATGCTGATACCTTACTCAACTTAAAAGCTGAGCATCCTTCTAGGATACTAGAAGATAATTCATTATATGTTTATCAAGACACAATCAAAGAACATAGTTATATTATGACGGTTGACGTCTCGAAAGGAAGGGGACAGGATTTTAGTACGTTTAACGTGATCGATATTAGCGAAAGACCTTTTAAGCAGGTTGCTGTGTATCGCAATAATATTATCTCTCCAATACTCTTCCCTAACATTATTTATAAATATGCAAAAGTCTACAATGATGCGTATGTTATAATTGAAGCAAATGATCAAGGTGGTGTAGTATGTAATGGATTATATTATGACTTTGAATATGAAAACATGCATATACAATCTGCTATAAAATCTAATGCTCTTGGTATAGAGATGAATAGAAAAGTAAAACGACTTGGTTGTTCTGCTATAAAAGATATATTAGAAACTAACAAGATAAAAATAGTAGATGAAAATACTATTATGGAAATATCTACATTTGTAGCTAAAGGACAATCATTTGAAGCCTCTGAAGGTAATCACGATGATCTAATGATGAACTTAGTATTGTTTGGATATTTTGCTACAAGTAATTATTTTGGAGATATGACTAACATTAATTTAAAAGAAATGATGTTTGAAAGAAGAATGAAAGAAATAGAAGATGATGTAGTTCCATTTGGATTTACTGATGATGGACTAGAAGATACAGAGAAGGATTTAGGACTTGGACAGCCTTGGGCCATCGAATATGCCTCAGATATATAATTTTATAAATAGAAACAAGTGAATTTATCCGTATTATGTTAGGCATATAATTTTAGTTTCGAGAGGAAAAAAACATGGCTTTTTCAGAATCTCCAGCAATTACCGTCAAAGAGATAGACGCAACAGGTGTCGTACCTAATGTTTCTTCCTCCACAGGTGGCTTTGTTGGTCAATTTAGATGGGGTCCACTCGAACAAGCTACTCTGGTTTCTAACGAAGCTGATCTTGTAGAGAAGTTTGCGAGTCCGAATCCCACAAACTCAGTTGATTTTCATTCAGCTGCGTACTTTTTAAAATATACTAATGCTCTTCAAGTGGTCAGAGGAGGCGATGCTAGTACAGTAAACGCTTTTAATGAAGACTCAGTATCAGGTACAACAATACAAATTAAATCCGATGATAACTTTGAAAATCAAAGATCTACTTTGGATGCAGCTAAGCACACATTTGCAGCTCGTTGGCCTGGAGCAATAGGAAACAGTTTAGCTGTCCAAATTTGTACACAGTCAGGTAATTCTGATTCTGCATTTACAAATTGGGC